TCGGCCACAACGCGCCCGACGTGTACCAACGAACCATCCTGATAAATCAAAACGGCCCAATACTGCTCTGTGTTGGTTGCGATGGCTTTAAACTCGCCCCAAACCGTATCGGACGGCATAACCCAAAACGATGTCGAACGGGATGCGCGAATTGGTGAATCGTAAAACGTATCACCCTCTCCGTCGCGTTCTATTTCATATCCGTTGCCCGACAGTGTTAGTTCGGTCCCGCCCGTGCTTGAACCGCTCGGGCCGTCCCAAATTTCGACGCGGTGTAGTTTACCCGTCACTGAATAAAATGAACCGTAGTATTTCCTAGCCACGTCGTGAATCTTTGTTATATCGTTCCAAAACAATCGCTAAATCTCGACCGCTGATGTGGGTCGATGCGACGAAACCTGCGCCCGAATCGTTTGGTTTAATTAATTTCTGCAGCTTATCGAGCGGGGCAATAACTTCGGGGTTTGTGCTCGCTCCTGGATATTCACCCATCAAACCGAGCGTTGGACCTGAAACGATACCACCGTCGGCGAAGGCGGTGTATTGTGGGCCTTCCTTCAACGAATTACGAACTACCGTTGCGCCCGCAATCAATGCAATACCGGCAGCAACTGCAGCTGCAGGGTTTGAAACAATTAATTTTTCAAACGCATCCGTGGCGATGGCTGTGGCAATAATCGCCTTACCAAGCGTGTCCATGAACGACGCAATCGCACCCAACATATTTTTACCAAAATTTCGGCCCGCTTCTTTGTCGCCCGAAATCATGTCGCCGATAAACTGACCGAACGACGCAGCCGCTTGGGCCTGCAACGTAGCGAACGCCGCGTTGGCTTGGTCCAATGCCACCTTGCTCTTGTCGGCCCATTCTTGCGTCGCCAATTCGGCTTTTTTCAATTCGGCGCGATGTCTTTGAAACGCTGCACTGTTTCGGTTCGCCATGTCCTCAAAATGCGGAGGCAATGCGTCAACCGTCGTGGCAATTATTTGCGCGTCTTGTGCAACTTCATCGGCTCCAAAAATATCGGCCGATGTGAGCGGTCCTTTTTTCTTAAATTTATCCTGCGACGCTGCTATGTCATCCAAAATACGCTGCGATTCGGTTTTGGCCTCCTCCAATGGATCAAGCGGAATAAATTGGTTGTCCCCGGTTGGCTTGGTTTTACCAATTCGCTCCAAGCCCGCCGCCATTTTTGCGATTTCTTTTTCAAGTTTTTCAGCATCTTTCTTGCCGTCCTTGACGTTTTGGTTAAAATTCTTTTGAGCCGTGTTGGCTGCATCAGTTTTCAACGTCAAATTCGCGATGGAGGCCTGCGCATTATCTAACGCCTCTTGGTATAATTTCGTTGCCTCCTTTGCCTCTTTATTTGCGTCGTTCAATTCGTTTTGCGCGGCATTCGTTGCCGTCGTCATTCCCATGAATCGACCCATAATCGACGCACCGTTGCGTCGAATATTATTCACTTTTTCGAGCCTTCGCAGTTCGATTTCGGCAATTTTACCCGCTGCCAAATCTGCGATGGCTTTCTGTGTTGTCAGCTCGATGGCGGTTTTGGTCCGTTCGTTCAACGTTTTCAAACCTGCCGCCGTTTTAATATTTATATCGTCAACAGCAATCCCCGCGTCCTTCAACGCCAATAACGCCCCTTTGCGGTTCTCTTCGCTCTGGGTAACGTCGTTCACAATGGCCAAATACCCGTTAAGCGTAACGGCATTGCTGCGCGCTGATCGCGTAGCCTTATCAAGCTCGTCGTTAACCTCCCGTTGTATTCGCTCCGAATCACTTACAGCGGTTGAATACGCATAAATCGCCGCGGTTGCACCTGCTACGGCTACGGCTGCCAAAACCCACGGATTCGTTAAAAATTTCGTCAATCCCCCAAACTGTTCCTGCAAATCCTTGACCTGCATGACGGCGGCCGAGAAATTTAACGCGGCATTTAACCCCATCAATGTGTTTCGCAACGCTTTGTTATCGTCGGCCATAATACCGACAACAGATGAAACCGCACTGAACGATGTTGCCAATCCATTCAAAGCCGCACGAGTACCGCCAAGCGATTGATTGGTTGCGCTTAATTGCTGGGTCAACGCTTGTTTTTGCGCTGTGAGTTCGGCTGTGTCGCGTGATATTTCCTTTAATCCGTTTTTGGTTCGCTCGATTTCAGCACGTACGGCCTTTTGACCTTGCACGTCAGCCTTGGACATGGTGTCGCGTTTCTGCCGTAGGTCCTCGAGCTCCTTGGCCATGTCTCGGTAAATCTGCTTTTGTTCGCTGATTACCTCCGAAACGCTTTCAATTTTCTGCCTTAATTGACCAGAGCCGAGCGTGTCCGATATTCCTTTGGCTGCGTCGTCGGCTGATTTCTGCATGCTCTTCGACACGCGATCCATCGTTTCGGCTGCTTTTTTTACACTGGCATTATATGCCTCCGTAATCGCGCCTAATACAATATTTATCGAACTTAACGACATTTTTAACGGTTATATGAAATTGTGTAATTCTGTAAAATTTGGTAAACACCGTATTCCTCCGTGTTATCGTCGCTCAAATGCGACTCACCGTTGTACTCGATTTCCCACGTATAAACATTGTTAAACGTCGCGGGGGTCGGAACCTCCATGGCTGTGCGAACTAGATCGGCGATGTCGACGGCCTGCGGATACGTCGTGCCAAATACAGCTACTTCAATTGTCGCCCAATCCGTTTTGGAATGGCTCGTTTTTGACGGGTGAGGCGTGACGGTCGAAACGCGAATCGTGATACCAGGATAAGCCACACCCTGCGTAATTCGTAGCGGGTTGATATTGGAACCGACAACGGCCACCAATGCAGCGTTATTTGATAGGACGTTATATACTGCGTTTATGGCTTTCATGCTTCGGCGGGCGGTGTCAACTTGGCAAAAATATCCTTATACTTGGCAACAGTTGCAACAATATCAATAGGCGGACGCTCCCACGGGAATCTCATTAATTTAATCGGTTCAATCGGTTTTTTCAAATGAGGCGAAATAATGGTGGCAACCTGCCAACGCGCAACCGTCCATTGGTTACGGTATTGCTGCTCCTGGGCCGTCCTCATTCCAAACAATCGCAAACGGTAATATTTGGGCGTTGCGTCGTAAAACGTCGCCTCATCCATCCCCATTTCGCCGAATGCGATTTCTTTTAAGCGGTCAAAGGTTAGGGGGTTTTCTTTTTCCGCTTGGGCTCCCCCGATGGAGTGATAAATCCTTCTGTGTTGCGTGGTTTAAAAAATTCTTCTACCGCTTTCGTAAATTCAACCATTGCGGGTTCAACCTCGTAAAACGACACGATAGCGTCCGCCAAATCGTCAATATCCTCAAACGGGTTGGTTTGTTTCAATTTTCGATAACCTGCCTCAATTCCTCGATGAGCGCAAATTCGTGTAAATTTCAACGATTTGGAAATCATCGCGCTGTTTACGTGTTCGCTCAATTGGCTGAAATCAGTCGCGTTCAAATCGTCCATGACTGACTCGATGGCAATCATGTTAAACAAAAGGGGGTGCTGAACACCCCCGATTTCAATGTGGTTCATGTTGCGAATATACGCAACAATCAATTAGATTGTTCCAACCGTCAACGCACCAGTTCCCTGAATCGATGCAGTGAACGTAGTCACGTCGTTTTTCGGTGCGGTTAAATTCAAATCGCTGAAAAACGCTGAACCGCTCAACTTGATGTCGCCAGATACATTCGAGGTCATAACGATGGTTACGGATGTGCCCGCAATCAAATCAGTTAAAATCTCTTTCCAGCTGATTTGAGCGCCAACACTCGCATCCTCTTCGAACATACCCTCAACCGACATGGTGTAACCATACTCGCCCGCGATGTATTCCTTCGCGCCTGCGCTGTCTTTGTTGGTTGTTTCGATCATGTCCTTTGTGATGGAGAAATCGTTTGAAGTCGCGTTAGCGATTTTCGTCAAGGTGCCTGCAACGTCTTTGTAGATTGCAATCAGCGTGCCGTTGGTAATTCCTGTGCTTGCCATGGTATATTTATATTATTTATTTCGTTGTCATGCCGGCCCTTTTTGCCTTGTCGGCTATGTAGTCCGTCGTTAATTTTGTGATGATCTGTGTGTAAATTGTCTGTCCTTGCTCAAACGCGGGTCGCATAAACGGACGCGCTGGTCCGACGTTTGGCGCGTATTTTTGGCCCGATGCGGTGACGTTCTTTTTACGCTCTTTGGAACGGTCCGCGGTCCCTTCTTCAATCAGGTGCGCGTGGTATCCCTTGTAAGGCCCGTAAACCCTCGCACCAATTAATCGTATCGGCTTGCCATATCCGCTTTTATCGCGCTGAATAAATCCGATTGAATTTCGCAAATTCCCCGTTTTCGTACGGATTTTTGATTTCGCCAACGCAATAAAAACCTTACCCGCTTGCTCAATAAATTGGCCCATGATCGCATCTTCAACCTTCAACGACTTTAGCCCGTCCAAAACGAGCTTATTTTTTTGAATATATGCGTTTTTGTTTGCCATTACTGTACCAATTCGGTTTGAATTTTCAAATACATTCTGCGGGCTAAATCCGCGATATTCTCAATGTTGTAATTTTTGCCCTCCCACACGATGCGCATTTTGGTGTTTATCCCTGCATCGTACCGCATTGTGAACGTGACGGTCTGTTTGTGTTCGCGGCGGTCGCTGTCAATTGTTTCTGAACCCGCTTCGGCTTCAACCACTCGAGCCCATGCCGTCGTGTATGTCGACCATGATTGTAATTTCGCGCCCGTGTTCGAATCGGTCGTCGTGCTAAACTGCTGCACGGTTACAAGTTCGTCCATCAATCCCGCGTTCATCTTAGTCAAATTTTACGATACGATATTTGTCCAACAAATACTCGTGGTTATAGTCCATTTTATTCTGTGTCGCACCCACTACGATGGCTTGACGGTTATCGTAATACTGCCCAATCAATAGCAACGCAGCGTGTTTAATCGACACGGGGAACTTCGACGATTCGTTTACACCGGTCGCACTTGTGAGCTCGAAACCTTCCGTCAATTCGACAATCATTCGGACCGTGTCGTCCGTCAAATTACCCGGGGTTGATTCGAACACAATCGTCCGCCCAAACTGCCCGAATTTAACGGGCGCGTCTATCCAATCCGTTGCGGTCTGAACCGCATTATTTTGGTCGACGTACTTAATCGCATCAACCGATAAAACGCGCGTAAATAAACGCAGCATATTGCCCTCGAGCATTCCGAACGGGTTCAACGTGTCCACCGAAACCATAGGCCCGGTGAACCCGTCAAACGCGTATTTAACCGATGCTTTACGAATCGAATATCCGACGTACTGTTCACACGCATCCAATGCCATACCAATTAACCCCGTAATATACGAATCGTCCGCGGACGATGTAACTCGCAGGTGCTGTTTCGCCTCCGCCAACGTTATGTAGGCCGTATCGGCGTGGGTTCTTGATATGATTTCGCGTGCTATGTACATGGATTATTCGGTTACTTCGGTGGTTTCTTCGGTGGTTTCCTCTGGAGCGTTCGCCGTCGGAGCCTCTGCAATCGGAGCCTCCTCGGTCGTAGCGGTCGCCGTCGGAGCCTCACAGTATTCCGCGTGTCCGTTCTCAACGATTACTTCAGCCAACAACGCGTCAATAACTGCCACGTCACCGCTGAAATAGCCTAATCCATAAGGGCCAACAGGACTCACGGTAAATCTTACCACAACCCCTTGCGAGTTTTGCAACTCTTCGTTTTTTGGTTTTTTAGCCATATTGGCGGGCGGATAGGTCGCTAAACCACACCGCCCTATCGATTACGCTGTGAGCAAATCGACGATTGCACCGAAGGCGGCGGGCTGTTCAACCGCGATACCTACGTGCTGATTAACTACGACACGGGTTTTGTTCCCAATCGCTTGGCTGAATGGGTCAACAACCAATTCAACACCACCGAACTGACCAACCACCAAGTTGTTCCAGTCACCGTAGATCATCGCTGAACATACGCCGCTGCTTGAACCTTTGGTAAGGTTTGAAGG